GTCGATGAGCTAGGCTACATGCACGGTGGGATGCCCCATCCGAAGCGCGGTCCAATCAAGTATGCTGCAGGCGGTGCTGTGAGAGGAAAACGCTTCGTGGGTACTTTTTAATGCAAGAAGAATTCTTACAAGACGTAATCTATCCCAAACTACCTGATGCCCAAGAGGAAGCACGTCGCGTGGATGGTCAAGTATCTCCTGTCCACGATCCAGAAGGTAATATAACTGGATATAAAGTATTTGGTAGGGCCGAATTAACTATTTCTGAGAAATTAAGGGGGGTTGTGCAAGGTTCTACAGTACCAGGAAGTACATCTGATATTTCTGCGGGGGTTATGCTGGGTGATACTATCGAAGCCACTAAAGGAAGGCGTACTGGGCAAGATCTTATAGACTATGAACGGATCACCGCGATGATCCCCGAGGAATATCAACAAGAATTTGGAAGTGGCTCTCTTTCCCTTCAACGGGAACACGGAGATAAGGATTTTGAGGGTAAAGAACTAAGTGCTCGGTATTCTTTGCCCATAGGAGAGGCAACCGCCTCCGTACACGGTGGTGTGCGCGAGGAAAAGAGAAATATAGTCCCAGAACAAGTTCAACGGTTGTTCCAGAACTTAATGTTAGAACAACGTAGACGAAATCTTGGAGCAAGTGTTCGAGGTCGTATCGGAAAAGGAGTAGGCTCCCTTAATGTTAATCGTATGTGGGGGGACACGGCTTCACCTCAAAGTAGATTTCAGGATACAAGGCCAACCTATGATGCCCCGCATGTAACTAGCGTGGGCGCACAATACCGAATGCCAGTAGGGGCTGGAGAATTTGTTTTTTCTGGGGAAGGTTCGCAAGGAAGAGGTGATGAGCTTGATTGGAACGTTGGCGCACAATTTAGATATCCCTTTCCGAGATGATGTAGATTTTTAATGGCAGACCCGACTACTTTCGCATATGCAGTTTTGAAAGCTATCCAGGATCGTATTAAGTTAACGGAAGAAGCTATCCTGCAAGGAAATCCAAAGAGCATGGAGTCTTATAGACAACTGGTAGGCGAATTAAGTGGTCTTGCCTTTGCCGAGCAGGAAGTAAAAGATGCCTTGCAATCATGGGAGGAAGAATGACCAAAACTCTATTTGTACCGGACCACGTTACTAAAAGTATGGATGAGAGACTAAAGAACCAAAGTGACGCAGTATCTGCTGCATATATAAAGGAAACGAACAGGGTTCTGGACCCTGGACGTTTAGAAGTGACATTAAATGAGCGCCTCCCACAGCCTACGGGATGGCGCCTTCTTGTTATGCCGTACATGGGGAAAGCCACCACGGATGGTGGTATTCATATCCCAGATGCTACGAGAGATCGTGAAGCGTTAGCGACAGTAGTTGCTTACGTTCTGAAGGTCGGACCATTGGCTTATAAGGATTCTGGTAAATTTGGAGAGTCCCAGATGCCATGGTGCGAAGAGGGCCAATGGGTTTGTATTGGCCGTTACGCCGGCGCTCGTTTCAAGATAGACGGCGGCGAAGTCCGTATCATCAATGACGACGAGGTCATTGCGACGATTCTTGAACCTGATGATATTAAACATGTCTAGAAAGGAGAAGAGAGCCATGGAAACCATGACATGCCAATTGAGGAAACTAAAATTGATATTGGGGATTCCGAGGAATCTGCCGTAGACGTTAATGTTGGGGAAGAACCTACCTCCCAACCTGTAGTAGAAGAAAAATCTGCTGCCCAGGAAGATGAACTTGAAGAGTATAGTACTGGGGTCAAAAAACGCATTGGGGATCTGACCCATAAATGGCGAGAAGAGGAACGGCAAAAGCAGACCGCTGTTAAGTATGCGGAGAATGTCCGTAAAGAAAACGAAACCCTTAAACAACGCCTGGATTCCCTGGATAAAGGGTATCAGGAAGAATTTGGAAGCCGGGTTACCTCACAACTTGACTCTGCAAGGCGTCTTCTTAAAGAAGCCCATGAGAGTGGTGATGTAGATAAAATTGTTGACGCCCAAGAAGCCTTGTCCAATCTAGCTTTGGAAAAAGGAAAATTAGCCAAAGCCCAACGAGAGGTTAAGGCAGACAAAGCGGAACCTCAACAACAGCAACCTTCACTTCAACAACCTGTACCTCAACAACAGCAACCTGCAGCACCACCTGACCCCAAAGCACAAGCTTGGGCGAGGAAGAATGATTGGTTTGGGAACAATGAAGTTATGACATATGCCGCTTTTGGGGTGCATAGACGACTTATAGAGGACGAAGGGTTTGACCCGCAGTCCGATGAGTACTATTCTGAGCTTGATAATCGTATGAGGACTGAATTTCCTCATAAATTCGATGAAAAGTCGAAATTAAACGGGGGAAGCCGCAAGGTTGCGTCAGCCGAGGCTTCAAAATCCCGCAATAGAAGTGGACGAAAAACTGTGCGGTTAACACCTTCACAGGTTGCGATTGCTAAGAGGCTCAATGTGCCGCTTGAAGAATACGCAAAATATGTGAGGGATTGATCATGAGTAATACTGAGAGCACGACTCGCCAAAAGTCTACACGGACGCCTCGAACCAATGAGACCCGTGCCAAAAAGGTACGCAGGGAACCTTGGAAGCCACCATCCATACTGGATGCGCCACCTCCACCTGAAGGGTACACTCACAGGTGGATACGAACCGAAGTTGCAGGGTTTGATGACCGTAAAAACGTATCAGCCAGAATCCGTGAGGGCTGGGAACTGGTACGCGGTGAAGAATACCCGGACTTTGATATTCCTACGATTCAGGATGGGCAACATGCCGGAATCATTGGAGTGGGTGGCTTATTGTTAGCAAGGATCCCGTTGGAGATCGTCGAGGAACGCAATGATTATTTCCGGGGAATGACCCGCCAACAAATGACGGCTGTTGATAACGATTTAGCCCGTGAACAACATCCGGCAATGCCGATTAGTAAACCTGATCGGCAATCCCGTGTAACTTTTGGAGGTCTCAAAGAAGGAGACCAGGAGTAAAATAATATGGCCAACAGTGCAGGAGCATTTGGTCTACGTCCCTTACAGATGTTGGGACAGGCCGCTAACTCTACTGGTGCTGCCAATTATCCAATGTATGAAATTGCCAATGGCAATACTAACGCTATCTACCATGGTAGCCCCGTTATCCCGCTTACCACGGGATATATCGACATAGTTGGGGCCGCTGCTGGTGGAACCGTTAGTCTGCTTGGTGTTTTCATGGGTTGTGAATATGTGGCGAGTACCACGTTAAAGCCTACGTTTAGTAACCTTTGGCCTGGTTCTGGTGCAGATAGCAATCATCCTATTAAAGCGTATGTTGCTGATGACCCGAACCAGTTGTTTGTTATAACTACTGATGCCACGTGGACCAGTAAAGCAACCGCTATTGCTGATAGATTCAAGAACGCACAGTTTGCGACAGCGACAAGCGGAACAACTGCTACTGGTGTTTCTGGTGCTCAAGTAGATATAAGTACTGCAGCGACCACAGGGCCCGACTTCCATCTCAGGATTATGGGATGGGAAGACAATCCAGAAAATCTGGATTTCACGGCGGCTGGGGTTGGTGTGATTGTTCGTTTAAACAATCACTTTAACGCGCCAAATGGTTCCGCTAACGCGGGTACAACCATTTCCGTTACTGGCATTTAGAGGAGTTGAGAGATGGCTATTTCAAGAGCTCAACTAGCGAAAGAGCTAGAGCCTGGCCTCAACGCCCTTTTTGGACTTGAGTATGCCAGGTACGATAACGAAGCATCAGAGATTTATGACACGGAATCCTCAGAACGTGCATTTGAGGAGGAGGTCATGCTTTCCGGTTTTGGGTCTGCCCCGGTAAAAACGGAAGGAACTGCTGTTTCATTTGATGATGCACAGGAAGCGTATACCGCCAGGTATACCATGGAGACTATCGCACTTGCCTTCTCTATCACGGAAGAAGCAATTGAGGACAACCTCTATGATCGTCTAGCTTCCCGCTATACAAAAGCGTTGGCACGTAGCATGTCCAATACCAAACAGGTAAAGGGTGCCGCTACTTTAAATAATGCTTTCGATAGTAACTTTGTAGGCGGTGATGGGCTGGAGCTTTGCTCCACGGCTCATGTCTTGGTGAACGGCAACACATGGGCCAATGAGCCAAGCACCGCTGCCGACCTGAACGAGACAAGTCTAGAGAACGGGCTTATCGACGTTGCGGGTTATGTGGATGAACGGGGGCTTAAAGTTTCTGTTCGTGGACAAAAGTTGATTATTCCAGCAGCACTTCAGTTTGTTGCGGATCGTCTTCTAGAATCCACTCTTCGTCCAGGTACTGCCGATAACGATATAAACGCTGTACGGAACATGGGAATGCTTCCGCAGGGTTATGCCGTTAACCATTATTTGACGGATACCGATGCATGGTTCATGCGGACGGATGCTCCTCGAGGCTTCATCCACTTTGAACGTATGCCGATGTCTACAAAGATGGAAGGTGACTTTGATACAGGTAATGTAAGGTTTAAGGCCCGTGAGCGTTATAGCTTTGGGTACTCAGACCCACGTTGCGTGTACGGTTCCCCCGGCGCATAACATAAGATCACGGGAGGGGGACAACCCCCTCCTTTTTTTTCTGGGGAAACTAGCCCTAGCGACTGACCCAGCAGACGCTCACAAAGACTCTAGGGCGAAACCTTTTGTGAGAAGGTACTATTATGGCGAATACACATTTTTCAGGGCCGGTAACATTTTCAGCGGCACGGCCTACCCTCCAAAATCTTAATATTGGCACATGGCCGGATCAAACTCGGTTTATGGACGACTTCACTGGCATTGTGTTGGATGCCACCAATGATTGGACTGTTGTAAAAGACTCAGGTGCTTCAGCAGGACTACAGGCAGATGCTTTGAATGGAGTAGTTGATCTTACTTCGGCTGCTACTACTGATAATGACGGTAGTTCCATTCAAGGGAATGAAATCTGGGGTCTTCCCTCAACAGCCGGTGAAAAGCTTTATTTTGAAGCTCGTTTCCAGATGTCTGATGTCGATCAGATGGATATGTTCATTGGCGTTTGTGAAAATTTTGCAACAAATCCAGAAGCTATTTTCACTGCATCCAATAGAATTGGGTTCCAGATTGATGACGGGGATGCGACTCCTCATTTGATTACAGAATCGGGTGACACTGAGACTGATACGACCTTGTCAGGCACTACGTATGATCTTTCTGACGCGACGGATGTTACGGTTAGTTTTGTAGCGACGAAGGGTACAAGTACCGATGTAGTAGATTTCTATATCAATCGTACCAAAGTTGGTACTCATACTACGAATGTTCCGACAGCCAATATGACGCAAGCAGCAGCAGAAGTTTCTGGTAATGCTACCGGGACAAAGTCAATGAGTATTGACTACATTATGGTCGCACAAGACCGTGGTGTTAGTTACTAACCCAGGGGAGTAACTTAAATGGCTGATGTCTTTGTAGAAAAAGTCATTGAGGATGGTCCTCGTAACTTTGTTAAATCTTTTTCGTACACGCACGTTGACACTGGTCAATCTGCGGTTATGGCAATAGATGTTTCTGGATTATCCACTCTTCAAGATGGAACGGCTTGCACTGGAGTTCGTATTAATAAAGTACATTTTAGTACGTCAAATCTTGAATTAAACATTTTATGGGATGCTAGTACTGATGTATTAGCAATAGTGCTACCAACAGATTATCAAGGTAGTTTTGATTTCTCTTCCTTTGGGGGCCTAGTAAATAGTGCTACAAGTCCTACTGGGGATATCAGATTTACTACTATTGGACATGCCGCTGGTGATGATTACACCGTGGTCCTAGAATGTATTAAGGAGTTCTAAGATGGCTGATGAATCTGGCAGAACGATATCCGATGCCGATAGAAAACGTGCCAAGCGTGCCAAGATGGCTGATGAATCTGGCAGAACGATATCCGATGCCGATAGAAAACGTGCCAAGCGTGCCAAGGATGACTACAAGCCCAGCGAGAAGAGCCAAGAGGACGTAATAAAAAAGCTTCTTGCTCAATTTGGTAGTAAAATTAGGCAGACAGATCGTGTCAAACTCAGAAAGTACATTGGAAAGTCACCAGAGCCGGAATTGAAAAAAGGCGGTGCCGTAAAGCGTAAAAAGGGTGGTACTGTCAAACGGTCCCGTGGTGGAACGGCTAAGAAGAAGTAGCTAGTACCGTGGACGATCTTTCCCGTAAGAATGAGCTTGAGCTTGTCGCCATCAAAGGTGAGCTCAAGCTTCTTTCTCAAAAGATAGATGTTATTAAGACAAATGACATTTATCATGTCCAAAAGTCCCTGGACACTATGAGCAAGCGCTTATGGGCGATAGGATTTCTGATAATAGGACAGTTAGTGGTGGGACTTCGCATGATGGTTTGGGGTTAGGAGATATTTAATGGCAACTTCTGGATCGGTTGATTTCAACCTGGATATGGCCGAAATTACAGAGGAAGCCTTTGAAAGGTGCGGCCTCGAATTACGAACTGGGTATGATGCCAAGACTGCACGAAGATCACTAAATCTTCTTTTTGCAGAGTGGGCGAACCGGGGGTTAAATCTCTGGACGATTGAGCAAGTCACACAGACTTTAGCTCAGTTATCGACTTCCTCTTCCATAGCAACCTATCCTATTGGTGTTATTACCATGACGGTTGGGTCTTCAACCAGCTTCTCTGTTGGGGAAACGATAACAGGTGGTACTAGTGCAGTAACCGCTTCTATTATCACACTCCCTTCTTCCACTACCATGACCTTAACGGTTCCGAGCGGTGATTTTACGGCTGCGGAAACCATTACTGGATCCTCGAGTGCGGCTACTACTACTGTTACCGCTAATCCGGGATTGACAGATGTCCAAGCAACCGTGGACGTACTAGAAGCTGTAATTCGTAGAGATAGCCAGGATTTGTCCATAAACCGTATTGGACGATCTAATTATTTGGATATCCCTACGAAAACTACTCAGGCGCGGCCCACGCAGTTCTATGTAAATCGTCAAATCACGCCTACTGTAACGCTCTGGCCAAGTCCTGAAAATTCGACGGACCAACTTATTTATTATCGTGTTAAACGAATTGAGGATGCGGATGCGTCCACTGATACTGCCCAGATTCCTTTTCGCTTTTTACCTTGTTTGGTAGCTGGATTATCTTATCACATAGCTTTAAAACGATCTCCTCAACGAGTAGAAGGGTTGAAGCTTATTTATGAAGAAGAATTTCAAAGGGCAGCGAATCAGGATATAGATCATGGGGTTCCTTTACGTCTTGTCCCCACGGCTAGATCTTTAAGGATATAATATGTCTCGATACGCAAGTGAAAAATATGCGATGGGCATCTCAGATATGTCTGGTAGGGCCTATCGGCTTAGAGATATGGCCATTGAATGGAATGGGTTTTTGGTAGGAAAGGACGAATTTGAGGCGAAGCAGCCTCAACTTACGCCGGCGAAGGTTCTCCCAGACGCTCAAGCCTTACGCATAAGTCGCCCAGACAGGGTGGAACCGCCAGTAGAAGTTCTTCTTCAGTTTAATCCGTTCAGATCAGGGGATTCTGGATCGACAACTATCAATGTATACCAACCAGGACACGGTAGAAGCACGGGGGATACAGTCCGATTTCGTAGTGCAGAGGCCTTTGATGGCTTCACTGCCAGTATGATTGAAACTGCTGCCGGGTTTTCTATTACGAAAGTCGATGATGCTAATTATACCTTTACCGCCAGTAGCGGGACTGCCACAAGTGGATCTGTCCGAGGTGGGGGTGGTTTTGCTTCCGCTGGCCCTGTAACAGTGAGTCCATAGTATGGCTTATACATTTGCAACACTTAAAACCGCAATCCAGGATTATACCGATAATACTGAGACTACTTTTGTTAATAATCTCACAAGATTTATTTTGAATGCAGAAGAACGCATCTTAAAAGAGGTACAATTAGACGTTTTTAGGCAAAATTCTCAAGGAACTACGACTGCTTCGCAAAAGTTTTTGTCAAAACCCAGTGACTTTTTAGCACCTTTTTCTTTGAGTGTGATTAGTGATTCTAAAAATGAGTTTCTTTTATACAAACATGTAACTTTTTTACAGGATTACACCCCGAATCCTGGCACAACGGGGGTTCCTTTGTATTATGGGGATTGGAACGACACTACTTTTTTATTAGCGCCTACTCCAAATGATGCTTTGACTATGGAGTTGCATTATTTCTTCCGTCCTACTTCTATTACAGAGACTTCAGATGGAACCAGTTGGCTTGGTGACAACGCAGAGTTGGCTCTTTTGTACGGTAGCTTAGTTGAGGCATACACGTTCATGAAGGGGGAGCAGGATTTGTTAACGCTTTATAACAGTCGCTATATGGAATCTCTCCAAGGTCTTAAAAATCTAGGAGAAGCGCAGCAGACTCAAGAAGAATATAGATTTGACCGCGTAAGGAGGGAACTCGCCTGATGCTTCAAGCGACCGGTCAAGGAGATTTGGGGACGGTTAAAGTATTTACCTCAAATAATGGTGGTCATAGCCCGGAAACAATGGCTGATATGGCTATGAACAAGATTATGGTTATCAACGAAAAGGCCCCCCCTCCTATACGGGATCAGGCGGTCGCGTATAGAAATAAGGTTAGGGATGTAATACTCTACTACCTAAAGCAAATGGCGCAAAGTGAACGAACCACTATTTGGGCTTTACTTCAGAAGCAAGGGCATGAAGACATGGCCGAGATGATAAGGAGATTGTGAAATGGCTATTAATCAGGCCATGTGCGGTACTTACAAGAAAGAGATTACGGTGGGTATCCATTTTTGGCTGGATCACACTAGGACAGGGTCTTCTGGTATTTCGGCGGACACCTTTAAAATTGCAATGTTTACTTCAAGTAGAACCGACGCCAATGAGGATCTAACTGGTTATACGGCGACGAATGAAGTAAGCGGGACTGCTTATTCAGCAGGAGGAGCTGCCCTTGGTAGTGTTACCTTGGGACTTGCAGATAACAGTTCTTCTGTTCCAACGGCTTTTCTGGATTTTGCAGATACTACCTGGAGTACTTCCACGATTACAGGCGCAAGGTGCGCGGTAATATATAATTCCACCCTGAATACAGCGGGAACGGGCGCGTCTGTAAATCATGCGGCCTACCCTAGTGTTTGTGTTTTAGATTTTGGTGGGGATAAATCATCGAGTGCAGGGGATTTTACGATCCAGTATCCTGCGAATGACGCCAACAACGCGATTATTCGCATAGCATAAGAGTAACGAAGTGGCCCTGTTATACGGTTGGAGCCGAGAAACTTGGAGTAGTGGCCCTTGGAGCCAACCAGCCCCACTAGTGGTTACTGGGGTTCAAGCTGCGGGAGCTTTAGGTTCTGTTTCAATTGTTGTTGATACAACTGAGGAAGTTACAGGGCTTGAGATCGCCAGTTCTATTGGCACTGTTGCGGTAGTTACAGAGGTGGCTGTTTCTGCCACAGGAGTTGAAGCTGCCGGTTCTTTAGGTTCTGAATCTATAGTCACAGAGCTTATTTTTGGGGTTACTGGCGTTGAAGCAGTTGGTGAAATTGGGGATATTGGAAAAGGGGTTTCGTTTGTTGTTACAGGGGTTGAGGCACAAGGACTTGTAGCAACGCCAAATGTATGGAGTGTGATTGACACGACACAAGACGCTAACTGGGTGCCAATAGCAGCGTAGGATAATAATATGGCTTCATCATATACTACTAATTTTGGTATCGAAGAGATGGCTGCTGGGGATCAAACTGGCGCTTGGGGTGATACCACTAATTTTAACTTTGATATTTTGGATCGGATTGCCGCATACAAGGCAGTTGCCTTGTCGGATGCAGCGACAGCCACCCTTACGGTTCGAGAGGCTTCTCCTGGAACTGGAACGGAAAATCTTCAGGATGGCATGTTCCGTGTGATTAAATTTACAGGTTCATTAGCCCAGAACTGTACGGTGACCATTGCTCCAGATACCACTACTGCTTGGTTTATTATTGAAAACGCTACTACTGATACTGGCTCAAGCGGCCCGTATTCATTACTTATGAAACAAGGAAGTGGAGGAGGAGCATCTGTCACCATACAAAATGGAAAAAATGCCATTATCTATTGTGATGGGGCCGGAAGCGGAGCGGTAGTCACAAATGCTCTTTCAGATTTACAGATTGCTACTTTGGAATGTACTGGTGCGGCGGCAATCGACGGTGCATTAACCTTGGGGACTGATCTTAGCGTAGCTAACGGTGGAACTGGTGCATCATCATTAACTGATGGTGGAGTTTTATTAGGTTCTGGTACTGGCGCTATTACAGCTATGGCAGCCTTAGCTGATGGTGAAATGATTGTAGGTGACGGTACTACTGACCCAGTTGCTGAATCTGGAGCTACACTTAGAACATCAATCGGTTTAGGAACATTTGCGGTTGAGAATGTCAATGCTGTCCCAGCGCAAACTCTAGCAGGTGCTGTCACAGGTGCCGACCAAACGGTTTCGGCTATTAATCTTAAAGATTATGGGGAAGTCACCAATGCTATTGGTAGTACTGGTGGAGGTACACAAGATATTGATCTAACTTTAGGTAACAATGTTGTAGCTACAGTAGACACTTCTGCCAATACTTTTACATTTAGCAATCCTACTGCTTCTGACGAGCTTTGCGGTTTTACACTGTTCCTGACAAACGGTGGATCGCAAACGGTAAATTGGCCTGGTACTGTAGATTGGGCCGGTGGGACGGCACCAACTTTAACTACCAGTGGAATAGATATCCTCGTTTTTATTACCACCGATGGTGGCACAATCTGGCATGGTATGGTTGCCAGTGCTGACAGTAAGAGTCCATCGTAATGTCTAATATTAGACGAGCAATGATGGGTTCTGCTGGTTCGACTAGTGCTGGTGGTAATGTAGGAACTCTCTGGGGATGGGGAGAAAACTCACAAGGTGCAATAGGAGATGGAAGTAGTACTGATAGATCTTCTCCTGTTCAAATTGGAAGTAATACAAATTGGCAAATTGTAGATTTAGATGATTATGGATCCTGGAAATATAGTGCTGCCGGGGATTCTACAATGGCTATTGATGAGGATGGTAAACTTTTTACTTGGGGTCGAGGAGGTAATGGTCAACTTGGTCATGGAAATACTACTCAGTACAGTTCTCCTGTTCAAGTTGGCTCTTTAACAGATTGGGCCACTTGCACAGGTGGTTATGAAACGTGGGCAACGAAAACGGATAATACTTGGTGGCATGTAGGAGGTACCAATTCTTACGGACAAGCTGGACAAGGGGATACAACGGCCTATTCCTCACCAGTTCAAATTGGGTCTGCAACCTATTGGATAAAATGCAGTGGAAACTATAGGACTGCTTTTGCTATTACTAATCATGGCTCAGATACTTCGGGTCAATTGTGGTCCGTTGGATATGGTGGACAAGGGCAATTAGGGACTGGGAGTACAACTTCAGTATCATCCCCGGCTCAAATTGGGTCATTGGAAACTTGGACTTTAGTCAATCAAGGGTGGTTTGCCGTTGTTGCTCTTAGATCAGACGGTGCTCTATTCACATGGGGTCATAATGCTAGCGGTCAACTAGGTGATGGAACTACCACTAATAGATCTTCTCCTGTTCAAATTGGTACTACGGAATGGTCTTATGCGGAAATGGGTTATAAAGATAATGTTTTAGCAGTTAAAACTGATGGCACGTTATGGACTTGGGGTAAAAACGATAAAGGTCAATTAGGTTTAGGAGATACAACTAATAGGTCTTCTCCCGTTCAGGTTGGTTCTTTAACAGATTGGAAGGTAACGTCTGCTCCGAATTGGGTTGGTGCAAGTGTTAAAACTGATGGCACGTTATGGACTTGGGGAGATGGTGCCAATGGTCTTACTGCCCAAGGAAATACTACATCTATTAGTTCACCAGCACAGGTCGGCTCTGATACAGATTGGATTTCAGTAGGTAATTCTCAAAGTAACGTTATGCACGGTATACGGTCGGCTTGATGAAGAAATTAAAATTCTTAGCTGGAATCCCAAGATCTGGTTCAACACTTTTAACTAGTTTATTAAACCAGCGTCCTGATACTTATGCCAGTAATACAAGTAATATGGCAGATATTCTGATGGCTTTTAATGGTTTCTGGGAAACTAACACTACTTTGACAACTGTACAGTCAGATGGATTGAAAAAAGAAGAATGTGTAGAAGTATTGAAACAATATCGGTACGGGAAAGTTGATTGTCCTATAATTTTTGATAAATCAAGAACATGGACTGATTTAGAAGTTATCAAATTGATGATGAAAAATCAGGCAGAAGTTAAGATTGTTGCAACGGTACGTCCTATCAATGAATGTCTTGCTTCGGTTTATAAACTTATTCGTCCCTCGAAAAATGCTGAGTATATTCATGGGAAAGAAAGTCTTATTAAAGATTTAAGTGTGTATATTATTAATACTTATACTGAATTACGTAATGCTTATAAGGAGTATCCAGATAATCTTTTGCTTATTGAATATGATGAATTGGTAAACCACACTCAGATTCAGATGAATCGTATTTCTGATTTCATTGGGGTAGAACAATTCACCCATGAACTTGATAATGTCCCTCCCTCGACAGAGGAGGACGGGATATGGGGCATTAAAGATTTGCACCGGATACGTCCAGTGGTTAGTCAACAGAAGTACTCTCCACAAGAGTTGTTGGGCGATGAGTTATGGGAGCATTATTCTGGCGGAGAGTTCTGGAATGACCAGCCAGAACCTACAAAGAAAGAGACCTTGATAGACCTGCAATTAGCAGCAGGGATACGGGGAGATTTTAAGAAGGGTTGGGAAATTGCTCAACAACTGGAGAAGGAAACCCCAACCTGTCAACGCGCAGCTTTTAACCGTGGATGGTATCTGCTCCGACAAGGTAAATTATTGGAGGGGCATAAACTTTTAGATCAAGGGCGAAGGCAAGATGTATTTGGCAACAGGCATATAGGTTCCAAACAACCTATCTGGAATGGAGAAGAAGGAACTGTCCTGCTTAATCTGGAAGGGGGTCTTGGTGACCAGATTAAGAGTTATCGGTTTGCTTTTGCTTTGCAGGAACGAGGAAATAGAGTGGTAATTTCCTGTTCGCCTGAATTAGCTCCTATGTTTGCAGAGAACTTTCCAGTAGTAGAACATGATGCAGCGTGTGGAACGTACCATGATTACTGGCTTCCTTCGATGTCGGCAGTCGTTCCCCTGGGATATGAATATGAAGATTTAAAAGGAACTCCGTATATTGATCGTACTGCTGACCCAATACCGGGACGTGTAGGAGTAAGGTGGAGTGGTAATCCTAAGTTTGAGCATGAACAGCACAGGTTCTTCCCGGCTGGTTTAATGTTTGATGCTGTTAAGGGATATACTTGTGTTTCGTTGCAGAGAGATAAAGATGCAGAGCTGAAACCAGAGTGGATGGGGCAAGCTCCGTTAGATGATTGGCAAGTTACCAGGAAGTCCATCAGCCAATGTGAACTAGTAATAAGCTCCTGCACCAGCGTTGCACATTTGGCAGCATCGATGGGTGTGGAAACATGGATTGTAGTTCCTGTTTTGTCATACTACTTGTGGGCGCTACCGGGAGATGTGACACCATATTATGATAGCGTCACTCTTTTCCGACAGGAAAAATATGGAAGTTGGGAAGAGCCTTTCGCAAAGATTAAGGAGCGGTTGCGATGTATGCACACGTTAAAGACGATGGCAGCGTAGATTATTTGGGTAGTTTGCCAAGGAACTGGGGCAACGTATCCAATTTACATTTGTCCAACGGCAATAATGCATATCTCAAGACCATTGGGTGGCTTCCGCTTGTGGAGACAAATGTTACTCTTGCTACCAACCAGACGTTCAATACAGATATAGTTACTGTCGAAGAAAACAGAGTACTTTTGATACATCGTGCAAGGGATATGACGGCAGAGGAAATAGCTGCGCGTGATGCAAGTCATATGAGCCATTTACGGGAGCAGAGGGACGAAAAACTTTCAGCTTCCGATTGGACGCAAGTATCTGACTATTCGTTTTCTTTGGCTGCGGACAAGAAAGCGGAATGGGCGACTTACAGACAAGTTCTACGAGATTTACCCGCAACAACAGATATGTCGGCATGGCCTGATTCGTTTACTTGGCCCACGGAACCAACATAATTACAGGAGAAGACAATGGCTTCTACGTTCACAACCAACTTCGGCTTTGAAGCTGTTGCGACAGGCGACCAAGCTGGTACGTGGGGGACAACCACTAACTTCAATCTAGACATTCTGGATCGTATTGCTTCGTACAAGGCAGTAACCCTGTCCGATGCATCTACTGCGACCTTAACGGTTCGAGAAGCTTCTCCTGCGGAAGCCACTGAAAATTTACAAGATGGAATGTTTCGTGTTATCAAGTTCACGGGTGCTCTAAGTCAACTCTGCACGATTACGATTGCCCCCAATACTACCAAAGCATGGTTTATTTTTGAGAATGCAACCACGGACGCTGGTTCCAGTGGTCCTTATTCGCTTGTTTTTAGCCAAGGATCTGGTGCAGATGTTACTCTTCAGAATGGCAAAAATGTAATCGTCTATTGCGACGGGGCTGGAAGTGGGGCTGTCGTAACTAACGCTTTAGCGGATATTCAAGTCACTACCTTGGAAGTAACGGGAACCTCTGCTTTGGATGGCGCAGTAACCTCTTCTGCTGGCATTACCACAGCAAAAGAAGATAGCGGCACGAATACAGTACTGAATCCTCTTATCGTAAAAAGAACGAGTAGCGGCACACCCGCTGCTGGTATTGGTACGGGTATCGAATTTACCACGGAGACCGCTGCTGGGAACAATGAAATTGGGCATACCATTCAATCCGTCACTACAGACGTTTCTTCCGGGGCCGAAGATTTTGATTTGGTTGTTAACACCATGGTCGGTGGTGCGACAGCCGCTGAGAAAGCCCGTTTGACAAGTGCGGGTGTGTGGACGGTAGATTCCATTACTTCTTTAGCCACAAACGGGGATCTCTCCCTGGCTGGGAACGGCACAGGGGTCCCGGATCTGGAATCTGGGTTCAAGGTAAATGGCTCGGCTGGAGTACCAACTGCTTCTATTCAGGATAACGCGGTTACTCTGGCAAAGATGGCTGGATTAGCCAGAGGTTCTATTATTTCCGGTGACAGCAGCGGAGATCCTGCGGCATTGGCTGTTGGATCTGCAAACACGGTTCTTCAATCGGATGGAACGGATGCTTCCTATGGAACGGTGGCAACCGCTATGATTGCGGATGATGCGGTTACTCTCGCAAAAGTAGCTGACGATGCGGTTGGGGTGGCCCAACTATCCGCAACGGGAACAGCCTCGTCTAGTGTTTTCCTTCGAGGCGACAATGCTTGGGCTGCGGCTGGTGACAATTTTGGTTCCGCTCTTTTCCAGGTACGCGATGAAAAATCCGATGGAACTGTTGCTCAAAGTCTTAGTAGCGGAAGTTGGACCAAACGAGATCTTAACACTGTAAAAACTAATGAAATAACGGGGGTTTCTGTTTCTTCCAGTACCATGACTATCCCTGCTGGAAGTTACTATATCGCTTGTTCTGCCCCCGCTGACCAATGCGATCTTCATAAGTTACGATTACAGAATACCACAGATGGAACTACCTTACTCGTTGGTGTAAATGCAGATGACGGGGGCCTAATTACCACTTTAGCAACTATGGATGGACGCTTCACGCTTTCAGGGTCTAAGTCCGTTGAATTGCAACATCGTGTAAGCACCAGTGGTACGGGTGGTGTAGCCTGTACTTTTGGTGTTGTGGAAGTTTACGCTGATGTACGAATATGGAAGATTTAGATGCCGTTAACCAAGATTACTTTTGTTCCAGGGGTTAATAAGGAAGCCACTTCCTATGCCAGTGAAAATGGGTGGTTTGACTCCAATCTAATCCGGTTTCGGAAGGGTCACCCGGAGAAGATGGGTGGCTGGACCCGACTTAGCTCCGATACAATCGAAGGCACTACACGATCCTTGCACATATGGTCGGCACTGGATGGGGCCAATTATATGGGGGTAGGTACAGACAGCAAATTCTATGTGGAGGAAGGGGGTGCCTATAACGACGTAACCCCTGTTCGTAGAACTGCGACACTTGCCAGTAATCCCTTTACAACTGGGGATGCAGGAAGTGCTATCGTAACCGTTACGGATCCCGGTCACGGGGCGGTAACCAATGACTTTGTAACCTTTTCCGGTGCAACTACGACAGATGGAATCACGGCTGCTCAACTGAATACCGAGCACCAGATCACGATTATAGATGCCAACAGTTACACCATTACTACAGCGGGTTCCGCTTCTTCCGGGTCTACGGCAGGAGGAGGAACCCCCACGGCTATTTATCAAATTAATTCTGGTTTGACGGTCAGTGTGGGAGGTATTGGTTTTGGTGCGGGTCTTTTTGGTGGCCCAACTTCTACTTACTCCCAGACTACGCTTAATGGGCTTATTTCAGATTCCGCTACTTCTATTATACTTACCAGTGCAACAGACTTTGAAACGGCTTCCAGCACACTTAGTGCCAACGTCACTCTCACAAGTGACACTATTTCTCTTGCCTCCGCTAGTGCGTTCCCAGACAAAGGAACCATTCTTGTAGGGAGCGAGAAAATACGCTACGGAACGAAGACGGGCAATGTACTGAGTGATTTAACTCGAAACACGGATAGCACAACTATTGCAACCCATAGCAGTAGTGCAGCCGTTACGTTTGTTGGTTTGATTCAGATCGAAGATGAGTTGATCCAGTACACAGGAAAAACTTCCCATACCTTGGATGCAGGGGTGGTACGAGGAGTTCGAGGAACAACAGCAGTGGCTCACGCAGACACCACTATTGTTAAAGAAGCCAACGACTTTACCACTTTTGGTGGAGCTACTGCGAGTACGTCCACCCTGCAGTTGAGGCTTTGGTCCCAGGATAATTGGGGGGAGGATCTTGCCTTTTGCCCGGTAGACAGTACCCCCTACTATTGGGACAAGACCTTGGGGCTAGGTGCTCGCGCCACCACTTTTGCATCCCAGACGGGTGCTTCTGATGCTCCTACGGTTACGCACCAGCTTATGGTTTCCGGTGCGGATCGGCATATCGTAGCTCTTGGCTGCAATGCGCTAGGGGAAGCTACCCAAGATTTACTAATGGTTCGCTGGTCAGACCAAGAGTCTCCTTTTGATTGGACCCCTACGGCTACCAACACATCAGGAAGCCAACGGCTGTCTACAGGGTCCGAGATTATAGCGGCCCAAAAGACAAGACAGGAAATTCTAATCTGGACGGATGTATCCCTCTACAGCATGAGGTTTACTGGCCCACCCTTTACGTTTGGGTTCGCACTGGTGTCCAACAACATCTCCGTCATTTCTCCAAATGCGGTGGTAGCAATAGGGGACCGGATCTTCTGGATGGATCGAGAGAACTTCTACACCTACACGGGACGAGCGGAAGTGATCCCATGCACGGTACTTCGGTATATTTTTGATGACATCAATCTGGCGCAAAGCCGTAAGTTCTTTGCTGGTTCCAACCGCATGTTTGACGAGATCTTTTTCTTCTATGTGTCCTCCGATGCTACGGAAATAGACCGCTATGCCAAGTTTAACTACACGGAAAATACATGGGACATTGGCACTCTTTCCCGTACCGCGTGGGTAGACTTTGGTATTCACGACAACCCCAGAGGAGCGGGGTCTGCGAGTTCCGTAGAATACATTTATAACCATGAGAACACGCAGAATGATGACGGAAGCGCAATGGAATCCTTTATTGAGTCTGCGGACTTTGACATAGGGGATGGCAACGAGTTTCTATTTATCAATAAGGTTATTCCCGACATCGTAGTCAGCGGCACCGATGCCGAGGTGGGATATGTCCTGAAAACCAGGCCCTTCCCCGGTGACAGCTTAGTAACCGAAGCCTCGACCACGGTCACCGCAACTACGACACAAGCCAATGTCCGGTGCCGGGGCCGAAGCGCAACTCTCCGAATTGCAAGTTCCAAAACGGATACTACATGGACTTTAGGGGATACCCGCCTCAATGTCCGACCGGACGGGAGAAGATAATGGCCTCTTTACTTGACCACAACTTTCCACTGGTTCCGGCTACCTATGACCAGGATACTTTCTCCCGAATTATGCGGGACCTGGAGATGGCCCTTACGAAATTCGACTTTCCAGCGGTAATAACCGGGGAAGACGAAACTAATGCTAAAAACTGGTTTTTAGGCTGAAATGGCTTCCGCCTACAAAAATATCCCTACTTTGGTGGGTTCGACGGGAGATGTCACAATTTATACCTGTCCTACGGCGACAGAAGCGATTGTAAAAGTTATAAATTTGTATAATAGTCATAGTGGATCTATCGTGGTATACACCAAGATTAATGATAGCTCTGCCTCGGTTTTATGTATCCTCAGCAAGGATACGCTGAGTACTGAAGCCGACACGTCCCTCACCGGGCCTTTCGTTCTCGAGGCTGGCGATACGCTTCAACTTAACTGCGATACGGCTTCCAAAATCTACGCCTTCGCCAGCGTGTTAGAGGTATCTTGATGCAATATCCACAACCCAAATATAACGGTGACCCCACCATAGCATCCATAGCGACTGGTCTGGGGACACTGGGACGTTACGGTGATTCCTACATGGTTCACGCTGCGGAGGGGGAAACCGTAGTACCAGCGGAAATTCTGGACGCGAACCCGGAGCTCAAGAACCAGTTGTTCTGGCAGATGCGTATGATGGGCATCGAGGATCCCAATCGCTACGTGGTAGGCAACAACCTCAACTCCATCAACCCCATTACGGGACAGCCTGAGTTTTTCTTCAAGAAGATATTCAAAGCCATAAAGAAAGTATTCAAGAAGGCGTTACCCGTCATTGCACCAATCGTGGGCAACTTGATCTTGCCCGGCATTGGTGGCCCGATAGCCTCGGGCCTTGTTACCAAGCTGCAAGGAGGATCGTGGGGGGATGTCTTAAAGTCGGCTGCTTTCTCTTATGCGGGGAGTGCCTTGGGACAAGGTGTCATGGGGGCTCTACAACCT